CTCCAAAGGGTCTTCAAGCTGCATGCATAACATAGGCTCTACCACATCACATGATGGTTCAATGTAAACAGGATGTGTACAATGTGCATGGGCATTCTTCTCAATATAAACTTCTTTGTAGTCTTCCTTGTACACTTTAATCCTCCAGAGGCCACTCCCTATTGCAGGATATTTGACATTAGACTTAACAACTTGTGCTTTTTTAAACAACAAACCGAATTTCTCGTCAATCAAAAGCTTGAGAATTCTGCCAGGTTTTTCTCCTTTAACTGATTCAACAAAATTCAATTTATTCTTTTCAATATCATAACTGAGGCAATATTTCTTTGAGCTGTTCAATTTGTGAACAACTTCTTTGATTTTATCCAAGTTGTGTTTGAGTTGTTCGTGCAAACCTGAACAGACTGCCATCACTCTAGAGGATTTGGGTCTCACTTTTGCGTAACCAACTGCTTCTAAAAATCCAATGCACTCATTAACAACATTTTTTTGCCCATCATCAAACAAGTCAAAGTTTTTGTTAAATATCAAATGCCCGAACTTATCAGTGGCTCTCATATCTTCTATAATATTGCACATAGTAAAAAACATGGAATCATAAATTGACCGATCAAACAAAACATTTGCCTCTTTTAGTATCTTTGAAACATCATCAATATTGTTCGAGTTATCTGTAGTAGACAAAAAAACAGGAACCCAAAAAAACCTTTTCATAAAACTTTTCTGCTTCAAGGAGTTGCTGCTTGTATTTGGATCTTTTAATGCTAGTGCCCTTTTGAAGCACAGATTTGCTCAAATCATTCGTAACAGAACATTCAAACACAATCAAACAATCATTGTGAACAAGTATGAAATCAGGTGTTTTGTTTGATTGTATGTTGAAATTCATGAAAGATATGTCAGTTCCAAAGTCCACTCTCACAATTTCAGTTATAGAACATAAGACACAAGACAGATACAGATCATGTCTCATTTTGAAAACATCATTGACAGACTGATGAAAAAATCTTCTGAAACTCTT